TTGTTTTGAGAATGTAGAGAAACCAGCGATGTAATCATTAACCACTTTAACTTCGCTTAATGCGTAGTTGTTCTCACCTTTGTTTGAACCTTCAGTTTGAGCAGCAATGTTGTTAGTTGTTGCAGTTTCTTTGTAGAATACATACAAACCACTTTCAGAACGAACAGTAGGGATTAAATCTCTAAAGTTGATTGCTTGACTTGGTAATACTGATGCATTAAGAGCATAAGATGCTTGAGCATCTCCTGTTAAACTTGCACTTAAAGTCATAGACTTTACATCTCTTAAATCTAAACGGAATTTACCATTTGATTTCATTGATTTCTCCATCTCATCTAATTTACCATCTAATTTCTCGATGATAACTTCGTCAAGATGTTTTACTTCACGCTTTGCAGCTTTTTTTGTTGCAGCAGCTTGAGCATCAAATTGTTTTTGTGCTTCATCTCTTACAACTTTAATCTCAGCTTTAGTTTCTTCTAACTTAGCTTCGATGTTAGCTTGAAAACCTTTAAGGTTCTCAGCCATTTCGTTAATAATGTTTTCCATTTTTACTTTTTTAATATTTTATTAAATTCTTTAATTGCCTTCAGGACTTGTTCATCATTGTTTTTAATTTCCTCAATTATCGGCTCAGATGATTGCTCGGTCTGAGTGATTTCTTTAATGATTTCAATTTCTAATAATTCTGATTGAATCCTTTTTATTTCAATCTCCATCAACGCAAAGGTCTCATCTGTGAAACGACCACCTTTAAACGCTTTTAAGAGTTTCTCTAGCCTATTTGCTAATTGTTCTTTCTTAACTTCACTCTTTACAGAGATTGTTGGTGTCTCTGGGTTTGCTGCCCATAATACTGCACTACCTTCGTAAAGTTTTAGTTCACTTATTGTTCTTATTCCGTTTTTATCTACGCTTGAATTAATTGTACTAAATCCAATTGAATGCTGATTGATAAGACCTGCATCGTACATCTTAATCATATCTTCGCCTGTTTCAGTTTCTACTATTGGAGTGATTGCAATAAGCATATCTCCCTCAATGTATAATTGCTCAGGTTTACCTATTACGGCTTCCATTTCAGCACAATGGTCAACTAAAGACCATATTAAGTTTTTACCTGCTGGACCTCTTTCTTTAAGAGTTTTAGTAAAGGCTTCAGGAACTATAATATCATTATCTAAATCAATGTTTCCTGTTCTAGCCCAAACTGCTTTTACTCTACGAGTTTCGGTATCAACATCCATTACTTCGTAACCGATATCTTGTTTTTCAACAATAGTATCTTTTGATGCGTATGTTTTCATATTGACAAAGTTATTATTTTTTTTGTTATTGTATTAATGATGCTATAAGTTTTCCTATTGCTTGACCCATTACATTTTGTAAGGCATTCCAAATAACTCCTATTCTACCCATTGGAGGATTATCTGCTAAGGTTAAAAGTTTACCATTTGCACCTCTTACTGCCTCATATCCTAGAGTACATCTGCAATTACAAACATTGGCTGCACTTGCAGATGAATCGCAAGGATGGTCCATTGGGTCGTATCTACCATTCTCTCCCATTAATCTACCTTTTATATTTGGTACTTGGAACTTTGCATTCATAGGAAGTTTAACCCCATCCATAATTAAATGGTCTGTTTGGTCTATTGGTTGCCTTCTTGTTCTAGCATCTCTTGATGCAATCCATTCTTTTAATGTAACTAATCCAGTTGCAGTTGCTCCTACTTGTGAACCTATGTTGGCTGCTCTGCCTGTTTCCGTTCTAGCAATAAGTTCGGCTCTATAATCGGTAATGCCTGAAGTTCTAAGCAAGGCAATTGTTTGAGGCAATGTAAGATTTTTCTCTGCTGACTCAATTAGGTATCTTCTTATTTGTTCTTTGGTAGTTTCGGTAATATCTGCTGCTAATTTATCTAAGCCATCATTTTGTAGGACTTGGATAATAGCATACTGAAAAGCATCGGTCTTAGCAGATTTAAACTCCATAGGCACATAAACCCCCTTTACAGACTTTTTAACGGCACTTTCGCTTATTAGAGCCATTTTAGTACCCATAGCTAAATGGAGCTTGTAAATGGTCTTTTTAAGGGCTTTGTCGCTAATTTTATTATAGTCTAGCGTACGGCAATAGGTATTCACCTGATTTTGTAGTTCTTTCTTGAACTTAGGCGAATATTGTTTTAGTGCGTTAGCATAAAGTTTTTTGTAATCTTGCCAAATCATTTGCTAGGATTATATGCCCAATTTTTTAATGATATATCTCTTTTAGAAGGACAATTTTTTGATGCTGGTTCTCCATTAGGCATATTTTTCATTCTACTAACAAAACTTATAGTTCTATTAGCTGACTTTACTTCCGTTGCACCCCACTCCGATTTGTTCTTAGATAAGAGATTTAAGTTTCTTTCTATTGGGCTTCTATCTAATGATGCCTTTTTACTACATTCCGTTAATGACCAAGCCTTTAATTCACTATAAGACATATTAACTGTATCTTGATACTTGCCATAAACCTCATCTATAATTTCTTGTAAATCTTTCTTTAGTTCTACTTTAACATCAAACAAAAGGTCTAAAATATTGTAATACTCTTGCATTATTCATTTATTTGTAAAGGTTGGAATTGGTCAGTAGGTTGCAAAGATGAAGGGATGTAAAGTTTCTCCATCTCCTCTTGTGGAATATACTCTGGAGTTCTAATGCCCATAATCTCATTCTTTTGTGCTGGTGCAATCCACCAAGCCGTATTTAACCAAGCAACTTGCTCTGTTTTATTAGCCTCTAATTCTTGATAGACCTTCATATCATATCCTACATACAATCCACTATTTCTATATCCCCAGTCAGAATGTAATTTTCTATTTAAGTTCTCAGTCAAAGAATCCAACAAAGGAATAGCACATCTTAAAGTTAAAGCCTTCTCTCCCTCTAATTGATTGTTATAAGTCTTATTATCAGCATCGTTTAATAGTTGTGATGGTACTCCGTAAATATTACAAAGAGCCTTCATATCCCATTTCTCTGATTCAATGATATTAAGTTCAACAGGGCTTAAACCTATTTGTTTCCAGTCTACCTTGTAACCTGATACTGCAATAGAGTTAAAGTTAGCTGCTCCACCTTTCTCACTTACTGCTCTCTTTAATGCTTGTGCTTGTGCTTGACCACTTGTAGGGTCAAATCTTTCATCGTTCATAAATAAAACACCTGCTGGTCCACCATTTTGGAATGATGCAACGGCAGCAGTCTTAGCTTCATTACTTCTAGTTAATGTTCTTGCTGCTGCAAGTAATGGACTTTGTCCGTATAATTGTCCACCTGTAACTGTCCACTCAGGATTAAAATATTTGTCGTGTAAGATTTCTTTTGGGTCAAAGGACCACATTGCTCCGTAGTATAATTGGTAGCCAACTCTGGTTGGTGGGAACATTTCAATGTTGGCAATAATAGCCATATACTGAGCAGGTAAAGCAAATAGTTCAAACGGCTTACCTTGATTGTTTCCTGTTTCAATAAGTTTTCCATATATAAATGAATTTCCTGTTATTAACTTAAATCCACACCATTGCTCAACTAAATCTGCCCAAGTATCTTCTCCGTTAGGATATTTTAATAGGTCGTTTAATCTTTGGTCTCCTGTATATATCTCAAATGCTTTCTTATGTAAATCATTTACCTCTTGCCAGTTAGTAATCTTATCTGGTTGTTTCATTAATGATTTGTATCTTTTTGCAGATACTTCATCTTTAACTTTATATACATGAAATGGAGCAAGTTTAGCTTTATCAGTAATTAGTTTTACAATTGAGTAAACAATATCGTTAGCTATATATCCATCTCTTACGAATGCTCTTGAATCACCACCTTGCCAAGTAACGATACCTCGTTGAATAGCGACACTTGTATCAAAAGGAATATTAGGTAATAGAGTGTTTATCTTCTTTTTAGTTAAGAAGTCAAAAAATGCCATATTATTAGAATTTAAACAAAGTTATGATTTTTACATCAAAATACACTTACTTGAAATCTTGGTGTATATTCAAAGAACATTCTCATAGCTAAACAATCACTAAAATCAGGAGAACGACCTATGGCTGCTTTAACTTTATCTTTAGGAATTACTCCTTTTTTCATATCGTTATCTACTGACTTTTGTTTGACTTGCTCTAGTTCCTGAATGATAGTTTGTTTTTGTTTCCCATCTGCCTGAATGTAAAGTTCTGCTTTGTTAACCATATCTGCTAATTTAAAATAGCATTGAGACTTTAAGTTATCAAAGTTTTCCTTTTGTCTTGTTACAGGGTTTACTAATGGAGAACTATTATTGACAAATCCTTTACACCTAAGAATATCTACTACCCCACCTCCTACTCCATCCTCATCGCAAACAATGTTAGATGTAGGAACTTTATGCTCTGTTGCAAAGTTCTTTATAAGTTCAGCGACCTCAACAACTGATTTACCATTGAATTGATAAAACCTAACACGAAAGCCACTCCATATACCAATAACAGTACTGTCATTACCAAAGCGTGCCACATCACAAGTAATATAAGAATCGCCAATAGAAACAAAAGTATTGGTAAAAGAATCAAGTATTTTATCATAGTCTATAAGTTGTGCAGGGTCATCTAAGTACTCCCAGTTACCAAATAAAAGCCTCTCCTTTGATACACTATCCAAAGTTAGTAAGTTCTCTTTGTAATGCTTAGAGATAAAAGGGTTATCATCTATGAGGGAAGTAATAAATCTTTTATTCTTAGATATTGTGCCTTCTTGTTCTGGTTTGTAGAACTCCGAGTAGGTCCAGTTCTTTGCTGGGTTACAGGTGTAAAGAATCTTAGGCACTAAATCGTTCTGGTCCAATTGGAATCTTATCCTTGATTTGATAATGTTTCTAGCCTTATCATCTACTTGATTAGCCTCATCAATAAACGCATCGGTAATCTCTAATGAACCTAATTCATCAAAGTTAGGGTCGGAAGGGTATGAGTAAAGGTCTTTTAGTAAGATAGTAGAACCATTAGGAAATTCTATTTGGCTTGTTTGTCCGTTAAACTTATAATGCTTATTGGCTTCTAATCCTTGCATTTTAGCTATCTGAAAGAAAGAGACTAAGGTAGTTTCTTTTAGGGTTTTTAATACGGCTCTCCCAATTAAGCCTCTTGTATTAGGATATTTTAATCTTTGTTTAAGCTGCCAGTAGCAACCTAAAGCAGTCTTACCACCTCCTGCTCCTCCTCCAAATAGAATCTCATTTGTTGTTTTATCTTCTAATAAGTCTAAAGCAGTTGTTTGTTTTATTGATAGTTCCATAATTCATATTCGTAGTATTCGTAGTAGTCGTAGTAAGTACGAGTGCTACGAGTAGTACGAGGCTATATACTTCCTTTGTTTTCTACATAGGTTTTCTTCTCCTCCCAATTTACTTGAAGTCCTCCACTAAGTTCTATCTCGTTAGTTTGTTTTGCTCTACCTTCTAGTCTATCCAGAATCTCCTGATAAGCCTTTAAATCCCCTTTAAATGCTTTTTGTAGTACCATCATATCTAATTGCTCTGCCACAGTAAACTCCTCTTTCTCTCCTGTAATTGGGTTGGTCTTTACTTGTACCAATTCTAATAATCTTAGCAATCTGGTCTTGCTATTTGGAACGCCTTTAGGTCGCCCTGCTGGGTTGCCTGATTCCCCTTTCTTAAATTGCCCTACTTCTTGATTTGGTATTGCCATATCGCCTGATTTTAGCCTGTTAAGGCAAAGTTACCCCATTCTTCTTGATTTCCAATGTTGGGTCTAGTTTACGCATCCTATCTACAATAACTTGGCAATATTTAGGGTCTAACTCCATACCATAACATTTGCGTTTAAGTTGGTGAGAAGCTACCATTGTTGAGCCACTGCCTAAAAATACATCTAAAACTAATCCATCATCAGGGCAACTTGATTTAATTGCTCGTTCGCATAATGGTATAGGTTTAGGAGTTGCGTGTCCACCTTCATCTCCTTGTCTTAAATGCCTATCAAATTTCCAAACATTGTTAAAATTATCGTGTATATTATTGAAATAGGCACGAGTAGAATAATATTCTTTTTTAAGTTCCTCATATTCTTTTTTAAGTTCCTCATATTCTTTTTTAAATGCATCTACATTATTATCAATACACCATTTTTGAAAACATTTATACACTTCATTAGTTGGCATATTCCATTGACTTTTACAAGTCCAATGGTCACGATTTAAATCGCTATGCCCTGCAATTCTTTTCATAGTTGGAATATCCCAACCTGCTTTAATTCTTTGAGAAAGTAAATAATCTCTAATTGGTTCCCAACCTTCAAAATAGTTATCTGCATTATTATTAAACCCTTGAACTCCCATCATAGCAAATAAACATTTTTCGTCTGCTATTGCATAACTTCTTGTATTCTCTGAATTTTGACCTTGTCCATGTCCTTTATCCCAAGTAATTAAGTTTCTAAATGTTGCCTTTTGTTCTGCAATATATGGCTTTAATATTTCGCTATAAATATCCATTAATGGTTCATCAATACCCCAACAATACCAACTTCCGTTATCTTTTAAATACATAAATTGTGTATCAATCCATTCCCTATTAAAATCAAGTAAATCTGAATAGTTTAAATTATCATTTAAAACTCCTTCTTTTTCTTTCTTCATTCCGTATGGTGGGTCATTATGTGCCATATCAGCCTTTTGTCCGTTCATTAGTTTTGCAACTTGGTCGCTATCCGTACTATCCCCACATAGCAATCTATGTTCGCCTATCTCAAACAAATCTCCTAAAACAATATCGGTTTCGCTTCCACCATTTGGTACTATAAATTCATCTTCTTTAGCCTCTAAGACTTCTGCATCAAAGTTTGGTATATCTAAACCCCATTCAGTTAGTTCTAGGGCATCCCAATTATTTGCTAGGTCATCCCAGTCCCATTCGCCATATCCTACATTATCTTTTACAATAAACTCTTTCTTTTTTTCCTCGCTTAGATTGTTAGCGTGTATTACAGGCACATCGGTTAGCCCAGCTTCAAGACAAGCCTTAAGCCTCATATTGCCACCTAAAACCATATTGTTCTCATCTATTACAATAGGTCTAAGTTCTAGCATTTGTGGGAAGTCCTGAATAGACTTTACAAGTTGTTTAAACTTATGGTCTTTTATTAATCTAGGATTATTAGGATTTGATTTTATTTCTGTTATCAGCATCTGCCTTGTCGGTTATAAGGTTTAGTAGGTTTGTCTTTAGGACCAGATGTCTTTTTAGCCTTACCTTTTTTCCTTGACCCAAAAGAGACCTTGCCATTAGGATTTAATTTCGCCATACTTTTCGTTTATTTCGTTTAACTCGGTTCTAGTCCATTTTTTTATAAGTCTTGACTGACTTTCTAAATGTAGAACCATTCTTTCGCCTATCTTATCTATTAGGTTTTTTCGGTAGCCTATCAGGTGGAATTGGTCAAAGCCATTACAAGCCTTGCACTCTCCGTTTACATTATACTCATCAAATCTTAAAGCTGAACTATTCTTGACAGGCACATAATGACCTGCATCCATTTGGGAGGTATCTTTAGTAGAGCCACACGATATGCAAGTAAAGTAACCATTTTGACTATCTCTTTGTCGTATATAACGATTAAAAATTGTTTGTGTCTTTCCTGTAAGTTTTGGAATGGTTTGTAATGCCATAGCACAAAATTAGATTATTTCTTAATACGGAACGCTATTTGTCTATTTTGGTATATAAATCGTTTCTTTTTAAGTGGGTTTAGGCTTTCCTTTATTTGATATTCATTTACTCCTGTTACTCTTTTTGCATAGGCTACCGACTTAAATTCTATTTCCTCTTTTGTATCTATAAATATTAATTTTACTTCTTGTGCGTTTTCGTGTCCTCTTATCTTACTCATATTTTTGGATGTATTCTTTTATTTCTATGTAAATTATTACAGAGCAGTAAACACAAAGGAATACTGGAACTGAGATAAAAAAGAATTTAATCATTCCTAGTGTCTCTTTCATTTTGGTATTTTTTAGGTTTATTCATTTTTACTTTGCCTTTCTCGGTCATATAGATTCCTTTAATGGATTCTTTAAATTGTTCCTTTTCTTGTTTGCTTATATCTGGATGGTACTTAATCCTGATAAGCACATCCTCCATAGGTATATAATTCTCTATCATAATTCGTTGTCGTAATAAAGTTTAAGGGAATATTTTTTGCATTGCTGCCTCATAGTTTCCTCATCTACTAATATATCCTCTGGCTTTTTAGCCTGTGCTAAATGATAGGCTTTTACTTTAGATTTTATGTACTCAGCTTTATCAGGGGTTATCTTTAGTAGTTTTCTTTTCCATAAATAGTCAAAGCATTGATAGTTTAGGAATCTCCAGTCTTTCTTAGATGTTTTCCAATACTCGGCTTCCTCTCGCATTACTTGTTCTTCATCTACTTGCATCATTATTTGTTTAGGTTCTTCAATTGTTTTGTTTCTTACTTGTACTGCTATCTTCTTATAGGCATTCATTACCTCCCCAATTAACTTAGGAGAAAAATTTATATGATTACTAATAGTAAATTTATCCTCTGCAAACATCTTAAATGCTACTCCTAGTTCCTTTAGCTTGTATTGTCCGTAAGATTCTATTGTAAAGGAAACGCATAGATTAAATATTTGATTTGTTGGTACTTGCATCCCACTCAAAGCAATACAAGTCTTTAGATGCTCTGTTACTTCTATCCTTGAGCATTTGCCTATGTGCATAGATTCCATTGCCTTATAAACCTTCAATTCATCCTTATCCAAGATTTTTAAGTCGTTCCCATTCAAGTTCTGCGTAGCTAAGTTTTGTACTAATAGTTCGTTCAATAATTTCATCGTTGAAAGATTTGTTGTTTAGATAGGTTGTAGGATGTTTACGGAATTGTTTATCAGGTGTTGATTGAGCATATACAGGTGCGTGTTGTAAAGCTAAAGCCTTTTCCTCTTGATTTAAAGTTTTCCAAGCCTTTTCTGCTTTATCCCTAGATTTCTTATAATCGTATAAATCCCAAAATTCCTCAAACTGCTCATCTAGTATTTTAGTTTTATTTATAGTTACAGTTCTAGTTTCAGTTTCCATATGCTTAGCATATGCTTTGCTAGTGCTTTCGCTTTTAGGGGTTAAAGCGTTGTTTCTCCTACTTTCTGTAAACTTTTGCCTACGAATTGTCTCGTTTGACATCTTTTCGTTAAGGTAGAATCCATCTATAATCTTAAATTTATCCCAAATCTCGGAATCATATGCAGAGCATATGCTTAGCATATCCTTTTCAGTTAATCTTCCTTTTTGATGCTGGAGGCATAATAATCTAATGTATTTGCCAACCTGTTCGTTAGTCATAGTAAATGTTCCACTTAAAAAATCAGAAGTGTAAAACAATACTGCTGGGTCTCTACTCATAAATAAAAAAGGCTCTAGGCATTCCCCCCAGTAGGATTAGGGGTTCAGCTTCGAGCCAATAAGTTTAAAATTCGGTATCCTACACCTATTGCAAATATAAACT